CAGCTGCCCGAACCTCGAGCCCTTCGAAAGCGCTGGCCGTGTCGAAACCGGCCTCGCGCAGGTTGGCCATGACGCCCGAGAGGCCGTGCGTTTCGAGATTGATGTCCTCCATCGAGATCCCGAGGCGGTCCATCTCGCCGCGCAGGTTCTTCGACGGGTTGATGAGGTCGACCAGAAGCTGACGGAGGCCCGTGCCCATGGTCGAGCCCGACCGGATGCCGGCGTTGGCAAGCGCACCAATGGAGGCCGTCAGTTCGTTATAGCTGATGCCGACCGTGGCTGCCGTGTTGCCGGCGTACTGGAGGGAAAGCGTAAGCTGGTCGAGCGTCAGCTTGGACTCGTTGAGAGCCGCAGTGAACACATCGGCCAGGTGACCCGCTTCGCCGGACTGGAGGCTGAAGATGTTGAGCGCGGATGTCACGACATCGACGGCGTTCTTCAAGTCGGTGCCGGCCGCGGTCGCGAGCATGCTGATCGGCTCGATCGCGTTTCCAACCTCTGCGGCCGACATGCCTGCCTGACCCATGAGGGTTGCAGCTTCCGAGATCTGGAGCGCGGTGAACTTCGTCTTTTCAGAGACGGAGATCAGCCTCCGCTCCATGTTCTCCATCTCGGTGTTGGTGGTCGCCGTGATGGCCTGGAACTGCTTGAATTCCTTGTCCAGCTGAACGATGAAGCTACCGAGGCCGAAGCCGGCCCCGTACATGCCACCGACCAGCATGTAGTTGTTCATGATCCCGGCCTGGGACAGGAACTGGTTGGCACCACCGTTGAGCGTCCGACGCTCGCGCTGCTTCATGAAGCCGAAGGCGGCGTCACCGTTCTGGGCGCGATAGTTGCGCTCCTCCATCTGGTTGCGGATCAGACGCTCTTCGTTCTTCACGTTCGTGAGGGAGCGGCGGATCTCGCGCAGATAGGTGTTCTTGATCTCGTCGAAATACTTGCCGGTCAGCTGCTCGGTCGTCGACCGCATCTCGGCGATCTGACGCTGGAGGACCGCCCGGCTGGCGATGCTCTCATTCGAACCGCCGGCATAGTCCCGGGCGACCCCCGTCTGGGAGGCGCGCTGGCGACTGTAGACCTGATGAAGGCGGGCCTCGGTGGCCGCGTAGTCCTTGCCCTTGGCCTTGAGGCTTTCGATCTCACGCTGCAGGGCACGAATGTAGTTGACATAGTCGGACGCCGCCTTGTTCATCTTCTGACGAACTTCGGTCGCGTTGACGGCCAGATTGTCGCTGAAGGATTTCAGGCTGTTCTGGAGCTTGGTGATTTCTCGAAGACTATCCTGTAGGTCGATGTCGACGTCATACCGGATGTCATTCTGATCAAGCGCCAACCTGGCCTCCCAAGGTTCTAAATGCAGCGGCGAGGTCATCCCAGCTTTCGATGACCGTGACGTCGCTCAAATCTTCTTCATCATCGGCGCCACCCAGGGCCTTCGACACGACGGTTGCGAGGTTGTCGAAGTGCTGATTGAGTTCCGCCATTTTCTCTTCTGATTGGAGGCGAACGAGGATGCGGAGGTCCTGGTGGGTATGGCTCCAGTAGACCTCACGCAGCGCGCTCGGTCTTACTTTGAGCGTCCAGACGATGGCTTCTTCGAAGGAGAGGCCTGTGAGCCATTCAGTGAAGACCCGGCCTGCTGAAGATTTTCGAGCTGGCCCTTCAGCTTCACGACCCGATCCATAGATCGAGTGAAAAAAGCGAGCGCGTGGTCCACCTCCCAAGCCAGGAGCTCTTCCATGCTTGCGAAGTCGATATCGAGATCGTCGAGGTTCTCCACCTCATGTTCGATCTTGCCGGTCTTGCTGCGGACATGGAGCGCGGCCAGCAGGACCTTCTCGCGCAGCTCGGGATTGAAGAAAGCACTGGCGGCGGTCGCCGGATCACCCATCAGCTTGGTGATCTCGTTGAGCAGTCCGAAGGACATGAAGATCTCGCGGTTTTCACCATCTTGTTTGATCTCGAAATGATCCTTTGGATCGGACATCTGGCGCTCCTTGTCGGTAAAACAACTTCGCCCGTGATGTAATCACGGGCGAAGCTTAGTTCTACGAATTTTGGAAATTAGCGGGCCAGAAGAACCGCCTGCGCCGAGCCGTACTCAGCGTAGAGAGGATCCTCCTGGACCATCTCGTACGGCTGCATTTCGAACGGCATGTTCGTGAAGTTGTCCGACGCGAACGAGATGCCGAGACCGCGGGTCACCTTGACCTTCGGCAGAAGGATGGTGAACGGCGTATTGTCCTTCGGCAGGATGCCGGTGACCTTGCAGGCGAGGTCGGGCTGGGCAACCGCCTGACCAACGTCGATCCGCTTCAGGCGGCCGACGCGGGCGCCGACCGGGAAGGTCATGCCTTCCGGGATCTCGAAGCCGGCGGCGATGCTGACGGACATCGTGGCCTCGTCGTAGCCAGCAGCCTTGATGACATGGACGTAGTCGTCCTGGCCCTTCTGGATGAAGAGGTAGTCGCCAGCTGCGATCGGGATCGTTGGTGCGACGGCCAGCATGAACTCTTCGTCACCTGCCATGACTTCCATGCCGAGGGCAGACATTTCCTCGACAACGTCGTAGCTCGTGCCCGTCGTCGGGTCGAGGCCGGCAGCGTAGGCGATGTTCTTCGCCGTGAACTCGTACACCTCGCAGGAGGTCCGCAGACCTTCGCCGGTTCTCACCGACATCACGACGCCGTTGCGGATGCCCTGGGTTAGTTCGGTGAGCTGAGCCTCGCCCGTGAGCTGGAAATTCTTCACCAGACCGAGGGAATGTTCCGCGGGGTTGAGCTTGTGGAGATCAGCGAGCGGACCGAGCATGACGGTCGCCGTAGACAGCATGAATTTATTAGTTCTGGCGTTACCGGCCATGTGGGAGCTCCTTTTTGAATTCGCCGCTTGTTAGGTGGTAGTGAGCCACTACATGAACAATCAACGTGTGATGCAAAATGGTGTAAAATGAAGCGGATTACTGTGAACGTGGACGACGAGTTGAAGGAAGTTCTGGAGCGTCGTGCTACGTTCCTCCGACGCTCCTTGTCCGCTGAGATCGTCACTCTTGTTGAGACGGCGCTTGCCCAGGAAGATGAAACGAACCGGGTAATTCTCCAGGCGCATTACGCCATGGGGTCGACGAGCCCTTCGACCTGAATGGTCTGAAACGCTCTCGTGTTCGACTTCGCCAAAGGGGCGATCGTCGTCCCATCCACGACCTTCATCCAACCATAAGGCCGCTCGTCAGCGGCATCGAACAGCGTGATCCGGCTCCCCGTGCCGAACGCCTTTGCCAGCACGTCGATCATCCGGCGGTGCTTACGCAGTCCCTTGTCATCGTATGATCCCAGCGCGACCGTGAACGTGACGCGGTAGATGTTCTGCGACTCCTCCTCGAGGGCCATGGAGGCTGGGCCGACGAGGTGAACGGCCGGCAGCTCTTCGGTATTGGCTTGATCCTCCCAGTCCATCATCTGGATCTCTGGCGCCAGGCAGATGCCGTTGGCGACGATCATGTCCATCTGCTGCTTGATGTAAGCGGTAATGGACAGCCAGGTGTTCTCGTACTGGATCATCAGAACTGTCTCCTTGCATATTTGTCGAGCGCGCGGCCGACAGCCCCTGGCACCCTGTTGAGTAGGAAGTACGCGATCGCAGGCTCGAGAAGTGGTCGATAGGCCACCGATTGCTCACGGCCATGAGGACCGAGCAGCTTCTCGATTGCCCTGGATGACAGTCCGAGCGCCCTGCCGAGATACTTGACGTCGAAGTTTCCGAAGCCGCCCTCGAACGTCGTGCTCCGGAGTATCGGGAGCAGTTTGTCGATGCGTGAGCCGGCAAACAGGTTCACATCGATGCTAGCGATCCGGTAGATACGGGAGCCACCGGCGTTGTAGACCGGCACGATCCGTACTGGGCCGTAGACCACCTCCTCCTTGCGGGCCTTCCTTCGCACGCCGGCATTGGCCATCTGGACAAGCGAGGGGCCGACCTTGCTGGTCAACTCCTGCCTGAGCTCACCCTCGTGGAGGAAGAAGCGCGGCTTGTTCTTGGATTTGCGACGGAGCGTGCCCAGGGTCAGGTTTCGCCAGGTGACCTCGATGTCGTTGAGCTCGTTGGACGGAGCGTCGAGCGTGAATGTCGTCACCCCGCCCGGGTCGTTGACCGCCCCTGCCCGGCCGATCATCGAGCTTCCGATGAAGCGGCCGACTTTGAGGAGTTCCCGGTCGATCTCCAGGGCGATCCGCTGGGCCAACTGTGGCGCCTTCACCCGGAAGAACTCACCGCGGCTGGAGCTCCTGACCACATTGTTCAGCTCCTCCCCGACCGCCTGGGCGATCGCCGTGTCACCTGAGCGCACACCGCCGTAGTTCCGGCCGATCGTGGTCTGGGCGATCGTGCGTCCGTTCTTGGAGAAGGTCGTGGTGATCTTAACGGATTTCGGCATAGGTGACCCCTAATGCCGTGTCGATCCGCCGGACGATTGCGTCATCCACCTGGTCGCCCAGCCGGAGCTCGGCGGAGGTGATAATCCGTCGAGTCTCCTCGGCCACCCGCATCGACTGGTCGGGGAATTCCCGGCCCGTCATCTCCACCATGCAGGGGATCATCCCGAGATCATCCTGACCCACGCCCCTGCTCAGGCCGGTGAGCGGATCCCTGGCCGTCTGTTGGCGCTTGAGAGCAAGATCCGCGATCACCTGGTAGAGCCGGAAGACAAAGTGGCCCCCCTGTGGTGAATAGCCATGGTTGGCGACGATGAACCGGCGGTCGAGATCATCGAGGATGATGTCGCGGGCCTTGACGACCCCGTAGGTCGTGGTTCGCAGAAGCAGCCTTGGAGAGGAGAAATCGAAGGCAGAAATCTTGCCCTCATCCACCGGCATGATCGTGCCATGGAACGGCAGTCCGTTTTCCTTGTGGATCACGCTCTGGAAGCGGCGAGCTGCGGACTTCAGACCAGTCATGTTTAACCTGTGATGGGGTCGGCGTCGGCCGTGGTGATCAGGATCGAATAACCCGGGTCGATGGACGGATTGATCGTTGCCAGGGCGGCCGACAGACGTGCTTCCGCGGTCCTCCGCAGTTCCGAGAAGTCGGTGCGTGCGTGACGACGGAACGTCAGAGCGCCGTCCGACTCCTCCAGGGCAACGCGGTTCGCCAGGGATGGGATGATGTCGAGAACGGTTCGATAGAGGATTGCCTCGTTGGCCCGCAGCTCGTCCTGGGTGCCGGACACCAGGGCGGTCGACAGACGCTCACGGGTCACCTCGAACTCAAGAGCGAGCATCGCAGCAGCCAGGTCGACGTCCTCGTTGGGCAGCTCGCCCTCGTTGATGCCAATGAACCGGCGTACGTCTTCAGGCTGGACGGTGTAGAGGATGGCCGGCAGTAGCCGGTACATGACCTTCGTTTCGAACGGGAGGCCTCCACAGAGGCCGCTCACCGCTACGATGCGACGGGAAAAGGGTGTGGTGATCTGGTTGTGGATCGCTTCGATCGTGACGGTCACCAGATGGTCGGCGGGGCCGATGGTGAGTGTCTCTGTGCGCAGCTCCGTCCCATCAGGAGCGCGCACAGACAAAACCGCCGTCCCTTCATCAGGAACGGCGGGCTGTCCATTTTGCTGGGTCAGGGCCACCGTGAGGGTGACTGCCTTACCGGCCTCGAAGGTACGCATCAGCTGGCATCTTCCGACTTGGGATCCTCGTCGGCGGGGTCGGCCGAAGTTTCAGGTTCGGCCTGCTTCTGCTGGCGAGCCTTCTTCGGTCTCGGCGCGGGCTTCTCGACCGCTTCGCGGCCGAACTCGGACATGAAAGCGTCGATCGCGAACTGACGATCGCGTTCCCCGTCCTTGTTCTTGGCGTCCCTCCAATACTGGGCGAAATCCTCGTCCGAAGCTTCCTCCTGGAGTTCACCAAGAATGCTGACCTGTCCACGACCGATGCGGTCCTGGATGAAGTGCGAGTTTTCGACGACGGAAGGACGACGAGCCTGGATCATCTGGCCTCGATGGGCCAGATCGTGCAGCTGGAACGATCCCTTGGTTTCTACGAGCAGTTTGATCATCTCTTGTCCTCAAAAGTTTCCCGCCGCCCTGGGGCGGCGGGAGACGGCCCTTAGTCGTCGGAGCTGTCGTAGTCGAAGATCGACCGGGTATCGTTGAACGCGAGCTTGTAGCCGGCGTTCTCGGACTTGGTGAACGTGATCGACTGGTTGGTGATCGCGCGTTCGGTCTCCTCGATCTGCGAGCCGGCCTCGATCAGCTCTTCCAGCGTGTCACCGCGCGACATGCCGATCAGCTGCTTGTCGGGGGCAGCCGACGCGAGGGCGAAGTTGACCGTGCCGTTGAGGATCGGCACGCCACCGATCTTGAAGCCCGATGCGGCCAGGTTTTCGGCGTCGGTGCGCGAAGCACTGGACGTCGGAATGGCGAACATCAGGAGCCAGTCGATGTAGGCGTCCCAGTTGCCGACAACGGTGTCGACGGGGGTGCCTGCCTGGGCGCGAGCTACGAACCAGCGAAGCAGGGCTTCGTAGTTCAGCTTCTTGTCGGTCGCGTTGCCGACGAAGTCAGCCTGGCTGACAACGGGGGCTGCACCGTTCACGCCGTCGCCGTTGATGAGGATGTGGACGGCTGCACGAACCTTCGACATCTCCTTCTCGCGGTCCATACGGTTCACGTACGGGACCAGGGTGTCGATGCGCGCGCGGCGATCGAACTCGTACGAGAAGCGGTAACCGCCACCGTGCTTGTAGAAGCGAACGGACTGCTCCGACATGCGGATCGTCTTGACCGGGAAGCGGCCGAGCTCGGCAACGGCCGATACGGTCTGGTAGTCTTCCTGCTTGTCGTCCACGACCGTGGAGATCAGCTCGACGCCGGAGATCGTGCGGCTGGAGCCGACGAGGGCACCGGTGTTCTCGATGGCTTCCTGACGGTACTTCCACTTGACGACGTCATCGACGACTTCCGGGAAGAGCGCGCGAACGCCCGGGAAGGTCTGGAACGTGTCCGAAGCAGCTTCCAGCACGATACCGCGCTCGAAGTCGTTCTGGATCGGGAGGCTCAGGAAGGCGAGCGTTGCCTCGTAGCCGGAGAGGAAGCCGCGATCGTCGCGGTAGCGCTTCTCGGCTTCCTCGGATCCGCGGACATCAACCGACAGGTTGAGGTAGTCGCGAAGGCCGAGGCCAAAGGAGCGGGCTTCGGCCAGGAGCTTCTTGCCGGCGTGGGCCGACTTCATGGTGTCATCGGACTTCAGCTCTGCGAGAGCCTCAACACCCCGACGCTTGACCTGAGAGAGGGGAAGGATATTCATCGTTTGTTGTTCCTCGTTTCGTTCGTTCGGGGGTTAGACCTTCACGACCACAGCACGGTTGCCGATGGTCTCGGCGACGAAGTTCTTGCTGTGATCTGCCGTGGCGGCCGACTTGACTTCGCCGTTGCCAGCGCCGACGACGGTGTCGCCGATCGCGACGTTCTCGCCGGCCTTGATCGGGAGCGTGTTGGCAAACTGAAGCTCGACGGCGCCGATGAGAGAGCCCTCGACAGAGCGGTCTTCGACGGTGGAGAGGCGTCCGATGATCGTGTCGCCGTCGCCGGCCAGCTTGACCTTGTTCGGGCCGCTGGCGTCCACAGCTACAGCGTGACCGATGTGCTCCTGCTTGATGCCGGTGGCGAGATTGAAAGTGAGCGACGAGACTTCCCAGTGGAACCCGCGCAGCGTGACGTTCTGATGAGAGTACATGAGCCTAAAAAACCTTCCTTGATTGGTTAGCGGCGGGTGCGGAACGGTGCGACCACGGGGGTGGAAGACAGCTCGGTGCTTCCTTCAGATCCCTGGGCCTTTCCACCGGAGACCAGGTTGATCTTGGTCTCGGTGATGGTGGCGACGACGTCTTCCAGCTTCTCCGGGACGGTGGCATCAACCTTGCCGGAGGCCGTCAGGACCTGCTTGCAGATGTCGCGGAGGGCAGTTTCGGCCGAGCTGAGCGAAGCCTGAGTTGCCTCGTGCTTGGACTTCAGCTCGTCGAGCTCCTGTTTGACCGCGGGCTCGTTCTTGCTGGCCGCTTCGAGCTCCTGCTTGAGCCGGTCGCGTTCATTGACGACGGCTGTGTGGGAAGCCTTGAGCTGCTCATGCTCAATTGTGATAGTGGTGTGCGCCTTTTCCGTCGAGCGCAGTTCGGCAAGAAGTTCCTTGATGTCCATGTCGAATGTTTCCGTCCGTGGGGTTGCAGTTGCGGTGAGTGCGAGCCGATCGAGTTTGACGTTCGCCGCCAGCGCCTGGAATTGAGGCGAGAAGTGGCTTTGATCGCTGTTCACGATCCGCGCGTTTTGGGCGCCGCCCTGTCCGACAAGCGAGAGCTCGAAGAAGGCTTCGAGCCCGATCATCTTGCAGTAGACGCCGTTCTCACCGACCCTGTGACCGTCAGGTGTGGTGCCGGTGAAGATGTGTTCAATGTCCGCTTCGGGGCCGAAGAAGTCGAAACCATCAGCGGAGCAGACCATCTGCTTGGGGAGGATACCGACCGACACCTGGTCGATGGTGCCGTTCTCGACCTTCCGGATCTCGTCCTCGTGGGTTTTGTCCACCCAGAAGAGCACACGCAGTTCGGTGTCCTGGCCGTCGATCACCTCACCGTAGAAGACGCGGCCGATCGGCAGATCACTGCCGTCGTGCATGATCTGCATGGGCCGGCTTTCGAGTTCGAGAGCCAGGGCCATTTCCAGCAGTAGCGAGCGTTGCGCGACCGCGCCGTTGTAGAGGGGGCTGCGCTTGCGGAGCGGACGGTTGTTCAGCGCGATCGCTTCGAAGACCGCGACATCGTCAACCGATGCTCCCGCCCTTTTCAGGCGCGCGATGATGTCTGGTGTCTTGGCGATCTGCTTCACGAACTGGCCTCTGCTGTTTGCAGGGATGTCGTGTCTCGTTGGTCCTGAAGCAAATTGCTGTTGCATCATAGTGATGCAGATTGATGTTCAACAAAAAAGCCCGGCGCTGGAGGACGCCGGGCCAAGTTTTGGAGAAAGGAAGTACATGACAGTTGCCGAGGTAGTAACTGGAGCCCTGCTGGGCAATATTTGCTCTCTTCTTCCCCTAGAGTAGTTGACCGAACGCTTCGTCGATCGCCTCTGTGGTTGTCAGCTGACCAATCCTGATCAGGCCGGTTACTGTGTCTTCGGCCGCGAAGCACCGATCGACGTGGTCAAGTACCACATCGCTGATGGCGATGATCGTGGGTGCGTCGATCACAATGAAGCTTCCGTCAGAACCTTTCCATTTGGTTGTAAAGGTCGGGTCATTGTCGGCCTTGATGCGTGCGCCAGACAGCATCAGCTTCGAGCGATCGTCCGTTGCCACCGACAGGCCGTTGACCATGATGCCGCCTGTTTCGGTCTGCCAACGTAGGTCCGCGAGGTAGGCGTAGAGATCTGGAACAGGTGATTCATACGGTGGGATCGTATTCCCCGCTGCCGCCCACTCCGCGATCATCTGGCGGTGGCGATTGCCCATATCATCGGGAACGAAGCTTTCGCCTTCGTCTCCGTCGAGGATGACGCGGATCATTCCGCTTTCGGTGTAGCCAAGAACGTTCATGTTAAAGCTCCGCATCTGCTACCCAGGCACCGTTGATGGTTGCGGTGCCGGCAACGCTTGCGTAGTATCGAGCGATAAAACGCTCTATACTCGGGGAGTTCAGCTGGAATGAGGAACCGTTAGCGTAGGATTGCTCCAAGATCGTCATAGTGGGGGTGCCCCTCTTTTGGACGCGAAAAGGCACGTCAATCTCCAACGCCCCGCCGCCAGGCCCGTAGCCGGTGTGAAAAAAAGAACGACGTTCGTAATACCGCTCACACATTGCCATTTCTTGCTGGATATGACGCGGCGAGAACGGGTCAGCTTCGGCCGTCGCGTCACCCTCAACCAGCGAGACGTGGGCGATGTCAAAGGTGAACGTGGTTCCAACCGGCAAGAATATCGTCAACGCCAACTGGTCATTGCCGGATGTGCCGATTGTCTTTGCGGCAAGAGGCGGAATGTCAACGACATATTGAAGTTTCGCCCATCCCGTTCCGACAGCGATATTCGATGCTGCAACAATATCAACAGCCGCCGATGGCGCCCCACCCGTTCCGAAATCCTGTCGAAGCCTGATTTGCGGCAACGTTAGAGCAGCGGCGGCCTTTGCATAAAGTGTTAGCGTTGCCTTCTTCCCGGCAAGCGTCCGAACACCTTCTATTTTCTGCTCAAGCACGCGGTAGGTTGCGCCGGTGCCTACCGCCGAAACGGCGTAGCGGCCGAAGTATTTAGGTTCACCGGGAACATCGGTTTGACCGGGAGTGAATGCTTGCCGCGAGAACGCGCGGTCCGATCCTGAAGCATCAAACCGCGTCAGCCACCGATCCGCACAGTAGTTTCCGGTCCCGAAGTTGGCATTGCCGAAGCTTGTCCCGCGCT